CAAAGCGCGCTTAGCTCAGTGGTAGAGCACATCCTTCACACGGATGGGGTCGCAGGTTCGAACCCTGCAGCGCGCACCATTTCCAAGCCTTCGGAAATGCCGCCTAAACCATTGAGAAATAATGTATTGCGCCGAAAATAAAATACTTTCTTTGGGATTCTTCCCGCAATGAAAATGCACCAAAATGCACGCTTTACCCCATTTTATTGCAGGAAGTGTTGCAGGAAAAATTTTGCCTCCTCTCAACTCGTTCAAGGCTCTTGATGCTTGAGGCAGTCATCGACCGGAATCGCGGGTTGTCGGCGACTTGCCCACCGTGCGGAGAATGATCATCCCTTCGGGGGTGGTGGCAAATCCTCCTCAATCATCCATTGGCCGAAACGTGGCCACAAGGCCCGGCGCACGTCACCGGCGTCAAGCGGTTGACCTCCGTTGAGGACTTCCAGCTTTACACGCAAGGCATCGATCGTTTGGCGGTGCTGGCGTGCCAGATCCGCGTCGGCCGGTTCCATCTTGTGGTCATACCACGCCTGGAACACCGGAATCAGATCCGCCTTTTCAATCATTGGCTAGCAATGCTTGGATTCCGCGCATACGGGCCTCCGAGCGTTGGCCGTGCCACAAGTCCATGCTATGCCGCAGGCTTTCGAGCATCGTGTTCAGGTCGCCGGTGCTGTAGCCGGCAAGTTCCAGCATCTGCCCATCGAAGTGGGACGCCCAATCTCGCATGATACCGCCCAGAGATATCAGTGAGGCGGCCAGCGTTTCATGCCACTGGCGTTCCCGGGCTGTCATGGCCCCTCGCTTCATGACATGTAGGTCCGCGAAGTTCAGGAAGCCCACCATTTCAGACCAACGCACCCAAGCGCGCAGGAAATCCCGCGCTTGGCGTTCATCACTGGCCGCCTCGCCGGTTACTTCCCGGATTACGCGCTCTGCCCATGCCCACGCTTCGGCATCCGTGGCACCCTGCGGCGGATCGAACAATTCACGGTCTGACATGAGGCTTGCGGACATGGTGATAGCTTAACGTCGCGCGCGACGCTGTCAATTCCGTGAAGTATTCAATCAGCAGTTCGAATCCGCTACGCTCCACTTTCCCTGATTCTCAGTTAGTTAGGAGACAAGGGCTTGCCGGAAACCCGAAAATAGGAACGAAAGCGGGAACAAATCCGGCAATGTCCGGTGGTGTTCATAATCGCGGCTTGACGTTTTCCGCCAAACGCCGGAAACGGTCGAGCGCGGGTTTCATCATTGGATACTGATCCATCGGCCCGGCTTTGTCCGAGGCTTCCAGCATTTCCCGCAAGCCTTCGGCAAGCGGGGATGCCTTGGTGTCTGCGGGTGGCGGTGAAGGCTCGTCCTGCATGTGCGGCTTGGTTGAAGGTGGCCGCCTGGCTTGATAATCCGGGGCCGTAAGAAAGTCTGCGGGCCGCCGTGAACGAGCGACGAGCGCGTGTGGACTATTCCACTCCCAGTCTGAAAAATGCGGCATCCTCCGTCGGGGTGAATTGGAATTCGAGATTGCCCTCGGGATTTATGGACACGTCCCCTGCGGTGAAGGGAAATGGCGCGAAGTTGGATAGCGCGGTGCTTTTCTGGGCCTTGATGGTCATTTTGAAGCTACCGGTTACAGGGTCTTTTTCCAAGAGCGGTGTTCCGACATGAATTTCCTGAATCTGATCGAGTCTGTAGAGATCATAGGTGTTCGGGGAGGCGAGAACATCCGAGTCGTTGACCTGCAATCCCAAATCGAAACCCATCTGCAGCGCCGCGTCATATTGTGCCTGGGTGTAGAGGTTACCCGTTGCGATTGTCAGGGTGGCCGCAGCACTGACGCTGCTTCCCGCATGATTCGAGATCACCACGGTGTAATTCCCGACGTTGCCCGATTGGATGCCAGTCAGTGAAAGGGAGGAATTCACTGCTCCCGGTATGGCAATTCCGTTTTTCTGCCATTGGTAGCTGTTTGGAAGTGCGGCAATTGCGCTCGCCGTCACACTGAAAGTGGCGCTTTCGCTTGGATTCACAATGACACTGGCCGGCTGATTGGTAATGATCGGTGGCAACCAAAGCGCCGTGGGCCTGTTTGCATAGCTTGATTTCCAGTCTGAGGTTCCCGGCAGGTAAAAAACCGTTGCTTGATAAGAATACGAAAACACGCCGGTCCCACCGAAAGGTGCATCACCTGCAAAAAGAATTCTGGATAGGCTATTGCAGTTTCTGAACGCGAAGTCGGAGATCCAGTTGACGCTGACAGGAATCGTGATGCTTGTCAGGCTGCTGCAACCTTCGAACGCAGAGGTGCCGATGGCTTGGACGCTGCTTCCAATGGCTGCGCTCGTCAGGCCGCTGCAGTAGAAGAACACGTAGTTTCCGATGCTTGTTACGCCGGAGGGGATCGTCACGTTCGTCAGGCTGCTGCAGGAGGAGAACACGTAGTCCCCGATGCTTGTTACTCCGGAGGGGATCGTTACGCTTGTCAGGCTGCTGCAGGAGGAGAACGCGGAACCACCGATGCTGGTGACCGGTTTGCCGTTGATAGACGATGGAATCTCCACTTCGCCAACCTCTGCGGTAGGGTAGTCGGTGATTGTGATTTCGGTTCCATTGTCGGTGTAGGTGAATTTACCAAAGGTTTCAGCAGGCAGGACATTGGCCATAAGGCACAGCATCACCGCAATGTGCAGCACGCGCGGTGTGCCGGAGCTCAGGTGCCGGAGATGTGCTGCGGCTTTGGCGGTCCAGAGAGCGACGCGTGAACATGGAGCAGCATGATAAAGAAACGTCGGTGTCATGTTTTGAAGATTTAAACTGAGCGAGAATTCGCATTTGGTGAGTCCCTGCCAAGGCAATTCAACTGGTTTTCACACCCACTTTTCCGTGGCCGGTTGTGTTGGCGGAACTCTACAAGAAGGAGCCTATGAGGAAAAACCTGCAGCGAGCCCCCCCCCTTCAGGAACCTTAAGGTTTTGGGAAATGGCTGGGCCTGTTGCCGGCGTTCGTTCCGTGGGATTATTCCGTGCCATCGCGCGCGCGAGGGGTTTACGCCTAGGCTGTTTCGTCGGTGCCGCCGATCACCACTTCAAATTTAAGGTTGCCGGCATTTTCGATCTCGATCTTGTCGCCGTATTTCGTCGGGGACCATTTCGAAAGGAGCTTGAGGCGCGTTTCAATCTTGAGTTTTGCCCGCTGGATCACGCCGTGGTCCACACGCGGGCCATAGTCGCTGTCGATCACGTCGCCGCTGGTGTCGTCGGCGATGGTGAGGCATTCCGCGGCGAGGGCGTCGAAGCCGGTTTCCCGCGCCTGGGTGATGGCATGGGAGAATTCCGAGCGGGCCTTCATCCATTCGCGGACGGAATCCGGGTGCGGCATGTGCGCGTCCCTGCATATCGCGGCGAGCGGTTCTCCGGTGGAAAGCCGCCGGCATATCTCCGCGGCGATGGGCTCCGCCCATTTCGAGGGTCTGCCGCGTTTCCTGGGTGGCAGGTTTTTCTTTGCGGCCTTCTGCCTCGCGGTCTTCTTGGGTGGCTTCTTGGGTTTCATGGTGCGGGCGTCGTTTTCAAGAGCGGCGGATGCGGCCGATGATCTCGGCAAGTTTCTCGGAGATCTCGACCTTCATTTCCTGCGGTTTGTTCCAGCCCATGATTTCCGCCAATTGGCGGCAGGCTTCGAGCTTGGATGCCATTTTGATCCGGGTACGGGTGCCGCCATTGCCCATGTCCTCACAGGTGTATTCCTGACACAGCGGACTATCGGCGGAGACGTGGGCGATGGGCGTGCGGATCACTGAGGCGAGCCACGCAACCAGCTCGTCGCGGCGGATCTCCCCGGCTTTCTCAAGCCTGGCGCGCTCTGCTTTGATGTAGGCCTTGAACTTCGGCTTCTTGAGCGCAAGCGAGGCCTGCACCGCGGCGGCATTGCCGCGGGCCTGATAGCCGGCTTGTGTCCAGGCGCGGCCTGCCGGCAGGCCTTCGATGACGAGGTCGGCGAATTTCTTTTGCCGTGGGTTGAGCGTGTGCGTTGTCATGGTGAATGGATGGATGGGTGGATGGAAATCAATCGACGGGATCTTTCTTGAGATTGACGGCTCGGGCTTGGCCAAGGGCGACGCGCACGGCGGAATTGGCGGCGTGAACGTCGCATTCGATCAAATCGACCACCCAGCGGCCGACCGTGGGTGAGGGCCACGAATCGGGATGGATGATGCCAAAGCGGATGCCGCTCTCACGGATGGCCGCGGATTGCTCGGCGGAAAGCAGGAGCCGCAGGGTGCTGGTCGGGGTGCCGCGTTGCATGGCTTCAGAAGGGTGGGAGTTCGTCGTCGTGTTCATCCTCAGCCGGCTCCTCGGCCTCGATCTCTGCCGGCGCATCCTCGGGGGCGTTGCATGGCTGGAATGCCAGCCATCCACTCCAGCCGGAATGCACGGGCACAAGCTCCAGCCTGGCGGATAGATTGCCGCCGGCGTGCTCGAATACTGTCCCGACGGAGACGGTGCGGCGGCAACGCTTGCCGGTCTGCTTGTCCTGCCACTCGGATATGGTGGCCATGATTTGATAGATTTTGCGGGCCATGGGATCAGGGGGTGCGGTGGGTGAATCGTTGGTGCGCGCCGTCGAGAAACAGCGGCAGCGCGGCATCGCGCGGGCCGTTGCGCATCTTGCCGATTTTCAAGCCGTCCTCGGTGATGAAGATGAGGGCGTCAGCGTCTTGCACGATGGAGCGGCTCTCGCGGGTCTTGCCGTCGTCGTTGAGTTGTGAGGCGGTGATGACAGGGCATTTCAACTCCTTGGCCAGCCGCTTGAGGCCGCGGGAAACTTTGGCGATTTCGGATTCCCGGGTGTCGTTGCGCAGTCGGGTTCCTTCGATTAACTGAAGGTAGTCCACCACGATGAGGTCGAGGCCGCCGGTGGCGTCGCGGATGCGCTGGGCTTCGGCGCGGATGGTTTCGATGGTGGGCGTCTCGGCGGGATCAAGGTAGAGTTCGGATTCCATCAGGCTGCCGCAAGTGCTGCGGATTTGCTCCAGTTCGTATTTCCGCGCGGTGGCCGGCTTGGTGATGGCTTGGAAGTTCACCCGGCCAATCGTGGAAACGAGCCGGCCGAAAACCTCCCGCGCCATCAATTCCAGAGTGAACAGGGCGACGCGCTGGCCGCGAAGCAGAAACGCGCCGGTGATTTGCAGCATGAGCACGGACTTGCCGCGCGAGGTATGGCCGGCGATCACCCAGAGCTGCCCGGGTTTCATTCCACCGCTGGCTTCGTCGAGTTCGTGGATCCCGGTGGATGCGCCGGGGATGCCGCCGGCCTCGTGATCGGCCAGCATGGCGGCCATGAATTCCTTGCCGGCTTCCCTGGCGGTGATGGAACGACGCGAGCTTTGCGCTGCCGTGCGGATGGCCTCAAGGGCGGCGCTGGCCTCGGCAATGGCTTCCTCGCTGGTGCCGGCCTCGTGGAGCTTGTGGGCAGCCTGTTGCGCCGTGCGGAGTGCCTGGGTTTCCTTCGCTTGGGACACCCATTGTGTCCAGCCGTCGGCCATCATGGCGTAGTTGTGAATTTCCGCCACAGCCGCCGGGCCGCCGATGGAATCAAGCGTGCCGTCGAGTTGGCGGGCCTGGATGAATGCGATGAGGTCGAGACTACCGGTGCGGTGGTAATCGGATGTGATGCTGTGGAAAAGCTGACGGTGGGCCGGCGTGGAAAACGATTCCTCCGAGATGCCCTCTGCGGATGCCCGGGCGATGAAACGGGCGGGTTTCATCATCATGCAACTGAGGATGGCTTTCTCGGCCATGGGCGCAGATGGTGGTGGCTGCACGAGGTCGGTGTGGATGGTGCTCATGGTGTGGGATTTCAAATGGTGAATGCCGGCTTCTTCTGGCCGGGTGGTTTCCAGTTCTCGGGACCATCGTTGAATTCCTGGTCGTTGAACCACGTTGCGGGGTGCGGGATAAACCGGCGCTCCTGCCATGAAATCGCGGCGGCGTATGCCTGGGTGCGCTCCAGTAGAAATTTGGGATCGTATTGCGCTATGGCCTTCTTGATAGCTGCCAGTGCGCGCGGCTTTTTCACCTTGAGCGGGTATGCCTGATAGATGGCCTCGGCCATTTCCTGCTGCTGTTTCTTCGACGGGGGCGTGGTGCTTGTACCGTCGAGAATAAATGATTCGTTCGGGTCGGGATGGAATGGGATGGGATGGGATGGGATGGGGCTATCTTCTCTGCTATCAGGATTGTTTCTAGGACTGCTGCTAGGAGTCCTAGAAGCCGATTCGAGCCGCTTTTGCTCCGCCCTCGTTTTGCCGCCCTTGGACTTGCTCAGGAATATCCGCTGGCCTTCGTGGTCGAAGTGCTCAAGCACGAGGTCGCCGGCTTCCATCCGCCAGAGTGGCGAGGGATCGAACAGCGTGTCGGGATTGATGCCGTGACGATGCCAGAATTTATCCGGTAGGGATTCCGCCACCTCGATCCTGCCGCTGTTGACTTGCTTTGCGCAGAAGGCGTGAAGGCGCACCCACTCGGCTATCTGCGCGTCGGTGGCTTCGAGAAACTCCCTGGTTTCAGGAAACTGCACGTAGGTTGCGAAGAATTTCATGCGCCCGCCCTCCGTGTCCCTGGGTGGTTGCGTGGGGATTCCTCGCGGAACCGCGTGGCGACGACGAGTTGGTCGAGGATGCGCAGCGTCCGCTCGATCGCGGCGGCGTGGCCGGCGTGGGGTTGCTTCTCGCGGCGGATGGTGTGCCGGTGGTAGTGGTGTTTCATGGAAGCTGTGGCATTTGGTCTTGCCCCGCGTCCGTGATGCCTGCATGTTGCCGCTTGTAATCCCCTGCCAAGGAAACACACAACGGCCTGCCTCTTCATCATGGAGACGTGGGCCTTGCTGTTTTCAGGCGGCATCCACCGCGTTGATGCGGAAGCGGCGACTCAGGGCGGCACGCACCTCGTTTGGGTCCAGAAAAACGCGGCGGCCGATCTTGTGGACGGGGAAATAACGGGCGGCCATCCACTTCTTAAAGGTGCGCTCCGCTGGTGCGGTGGCTTCGTCCGGGAATATGATTTTGCGGCAAGCGTCGATGCCGTAGAGTTGG